TGTTTTGGAGATGTTTCGTTTTGAGGAGTTTCTATATCTTTAGACATAAACTTTACTTTAGGTATATTAACTCCCTTCATTAATCTATTACCTCCAACCATTCTTGAATCTTTATTAAATGCTGATTCTATAGCAGGTGCTAAAAATGCACCAACTTTTAGACCATCTTCATTTTCTACATCTCCTACTTTATTAAATACGTTTTGTAGTTTTTCTTTAGTCTTAGCTTGATAAGATTCTATGTCAGTAACTATGTTTTGCAAATCATTTAATACAACTTGCATACCTTTATAACCACCATAAGTATCAGCTAAAGCAGCTAATTCTTGAGTAGCAGCTTCATTTATAGTATCTTCGTTTAAAGACTTTTTTATAAGCCCTTTGATAGCTTCTTTTAACTGCTCATCTTTACCCATTGCTTTTTTAATAGCTTTATCTTTAGCATGCATATAATCATCTCCATCAACGTCTCCGTCTCCGTCATGATCTTTACCTTTCTTTTCGTTAACTGATTCGTATTCTTTAAAGTCTCTTACTACTTCATCTTTATCATAAGCATCTACTTCACCACTAAATAAATCATCTTTATGTGTTCTAATATAATCCAAAGCGTCATTTGTGCCAACTGATAATTCGTCTCTAAGAATGTCAATTACATTTCTCATAGCCATTTTTCTATCATGATTAGAAGCTCTAACATTATGCATTTTACCATCATCACCCATTTTAGAAATTCCTGGTTCGGTTGGGATTGGATCAGCTTCAATTATTTCATCTTCATTCTTTTTTCTTTTATGTCCATGGTGAGAAGAGTTAATTACTTCTAATTCATTTAAAGGAATACTTTTTACTGTCTTACTACCTTCCTTAAAAAATACATCATAATGAGTTACTGTACCGTCTTCTAATAAAGTATGCTGTCCTTCTAAACATATACCATGTCCATACTTTTCGTGTAATACATGGTTTGCACAATCGTGATGAATTACTTCACCTTCATCCATTTCAGCGCTATGATCTGCTACTTTAATATCGTATGTTTCTAAATCTCTTACTGCATCATAAGTAAATGAATTAGCTTCTCCTGAAGCTATATCTCCGTCGTCAAACATAAAGTAGATAATAGCATTACCTGCTCCGTCATTATCAACGTAATCCATTTTTACTTTGTTACCATCTATATTTTTAGCTATAATAGCTTCTGCTTTCTTAAACTGAGCTCTAGGTATTTTAATATAGTGGTGATCGTCTCCTTCTCTTTCGTCCATAGTACCATGAAGCTTAGCATCTCTATCTAGTTCTCCTTTAGCTTTTAGACGTGCTGTTTCATCATCTGATAATTCAACTTCTGCTTCACCTAGTCCGTCTGCTCCCATCATATCGCTAGGACCAGGATAGTTAACGCTAATAAATTCGTTAAACTCTTCTATAGGATCTGCACCGTCCATTATATCTTGATGATGAGTTCTTATAAACTCTTTAATAAGCATATTAATACCAGGTATTTCTCCGTACTTATCGTGTATAGCTCCTATTGCAGAAGCGATATTTTCTTTTAAGTTTTTAGCTGCTGCTTTATATTTAGTAGCATCTCCTACACCAGTATCTGGTTTTTCGTTACCTTTCCTATCTATACCCATTACTTCTCCTACTTCATCTTCTACTTCACCTACTACTTCATCTTCTATCTCTCTAATACTACTTACTGCTGATTGTAATTTTTCTAAAGTAATACCTAAAGTTTCAGCTAGATCTTCTAGCCTACCTTCTTTTAACATTTTTTTAGCTTCTTTTAAATCAGCTTTTTTTAAATCGTTAAATAAGTCTTTTTTAAGTTCACCTCTTTTTACAGGTACTTCTCTATCATGTTTATCAACATTAGTTGATTCACCTGCTACTATGTCTATATAGTAATTAGGGTACTTAATTAAATTATCTTTAGCTTTTTTAGCTGCTTTAAGGTATTCTTCTGTGGTTACATTTCTATCATCAAATGGTGGTTTTAAACCTGCAGCTTGAAGTTCATAAAATATACCTCTTTCTAGTCTAGTCAAATCTATATTTGCAGCTGGTCTTTCATCGTATATTTCAGTACCTGTAGGTTTAGTTTCAAAGATTAGTCCTTTATTTTTCAATATAGTTACTGAGTCTTTAAATCCATTAAATTGGGATATATATTGTGGGAATTCCTGTCTCATCTGTCTTACGAATTCCTTTTTAGCCATTGTCCCTTCGTTGACGGCTCTATATTTTTCTGTTGCGGTTACTAGTCTCATGTTTATAAATAGTCAAATGCTTTAGTATGTGATGGCCGTTTAGGACGGCTAGCCTTCTTATAACCATGCTTTTTAGAGATTTTACTAGCTCTATTAGCGTTTCCAAAAGCATACTTAGTTTTGTAGTTCTCTCCAGCACCTGCTGCAAAAGAAGCTCCACCGCTTGTAGTATTAGCTTCTGATAATACTTCTTTTACTAATTTAATTAGTTGTGATTTTGTCATAAGTTCTTTAACTCATTAACTAAGTCGTAATATTGCATTAAATTAACTAGATGAGTATCATTTACTTTATCAGTCTTTTTCAAAGGTTTTATTCCTTTTATTACTTCATCTAATTTTATTTTAACAATATCGTCTTTAACACTGCTAGCTAAATTAGTAACTTCTTTTATAATATTATCTAACTCAGTATTAACTAAATTATATAATCTTCTATTTGAGTTTACTGATGTTATAAATTCTTTTAGTATCCTTTTTTGAGGAGGTAAAAGATCTTTATAGTTATCATTAAACTTTTCTAATAATATTTTAAATGTAAGTAGTTTTAAATCTTTATCATACTTACTGTATTCTTCTATAAGACTGTCCTTAACTTCATCTGAGTTCTGATCTTTAGAGGTTAAGTGTTCTAATAATGTACATTTGTTAGAAACTAAAAAATTAGGATCTACCATGTTAGAGTTATTTTGAGCTTCTAATAAACAGTATAACGAGGCAAGAGGTTTATAATCTCTAACTTCCATACCGAAAAACTCTTCTACCTTATAGTGTTCTTTTATAGCAGAAATTAAATTATATTTCTGTTTCTTTAATATCTTCTGGTTAAGTTTCCTAGAAACTTCTGTAATAGTCGAAATTATAGCTTCAGCTTTACTTTGAGATACTTTTTTATTTCTTAAAATAAATTCGTATAATTTATACTCTTTAGCTAAAGTTGTTCTACCTGCAAAATTCTCTTTTAAGATAGCTATAGCGTTAGATTCTTTATTATCTAAAGTATCAGCTGCGATCTGCTTTATTAGCAGTTCAAATATAAGTCCAGTATTACGATACTTTGAGTGCTTTATCTTCATTATATACGTTTACTATTATAAATATGTATTAGTTACCTAAATCTTTAATATTATCTTCACTCAATAACTTTGAATCGTTCTTGTTATCTTTTTTGAAAACTATATCCTTAAGATACTTTTCATTTTGCAAGTAAACTGTTTGTGCTGTAGAATTTTCTAAAACGTTTTCATTGTCAGAAGGATAGCCTCCTTTCATACCATGCTGACCTAGAGGATCTCTTCCTCCTATAGGATTATCGTTAGTACCGTAGACAGACATCTTCTCTCTAGGTCTCCCTCCTTCAGGGCCTGGCTCACCGTGTTTAGGCAGTTCTTCGTATCCTGCTGGTACTTCACCTGGGCCTGCTCCTTTTGGGGTAGAAGTAGATCTTCTACCATACATAGATGCAAGATCGTGAGGTGTACCGTAAGTAGTTCCTGACTTAGCTGGATCATTTCCTTCACCTTCTATTTGTGCTAACCTAAATATACGTTTAGAATCTTCTCTAACTAAATCTCTCATCTCCATGTAATTATCTTCAGACATATCGAAGATCTTTTCGTAGATATAATCTGATGAGAATAATTTGGTATCTTTCATTTGATTAGCTAAATCAACTTTCTCTTTTAATAATGCTACTTTTTCTTGTTCAAATATAATAGAAGGGGTAGTTAACTTAATTTCAAAATTAGTTAAACTATCTCCAGTAAATCCTTGAGAATATAAATGGACTAAAGCTATTTTAGTCAATTCGGATTCTATTATTCTTTGTATTCTTTCTACTGTTCTAGCGAATCTTATATCTTCAGCTGCTAATGTAGCTTTACCCTGTAAGTCACCTTCATAACCAAAGTATGCTTTAGGTATCTTAAGAGCAGCAAATAACTTCTGCTGTAAGTATTCTACATCCGCTTTACCGTCATATTCTAAACCTTTAGTAGTTTCAATTCTAGTAGAAGTATCTCCTCCTCTTACAGGTAGGTAGAAATCTTCCATCATATTCTGAAGATTAAACTTAAGGTTGTATTGACCATCATCTCCTACATAAGGAGTTTTTTTCATCTGATTGATAGTCTTTTGCATAAACTGCTCTACTTCATTTGGAGGGACATTACCTACATTAATATAGAACATTCTCTTTTCAGGTGCTCTCATTATACGATGTATTAACATCGCATCTTCCATTAGAGTAGTTTGTCTAAATATTTTTCTAGCTGGTTCTAAATAAGAACGTCCATAAGGTAAGTATTGAGTATCTGATATTAATCTAAAGTGAGCTACTTCATAGTTATCAAAATTAACTACCTTTTTATTAGATTTTCTTTTAGGTAAGTAACTAGGGTTTTGAGATGCTGCTAGTCCATCAGGATCTAATTGAAAAACTACCTTAGCAGGATTTTCAGGATCTTCTCCCTCTCTCCTAACCATATGGTATACAGTATAAGGAAGTACGTTATATACTCCAAATTTTTCAGATATCTCTAACTTTAAGAAAAAGTCTCCGTACTTACACATATTACGAATCCATGACCATAAATTAAATTCTATATTTAATACGTCGTAGAATAAGTTATAAAGTACTCTCTGAATATTTTCATCAGATGATTTTATCTGTAATATTTCATTTACATCATTTTTTACTGTAGCTTCATCAGCTATAATATCTAATGCGGAAGCAATGATTGGATCTGTATCCATTGCTTCATAATCTGAATAAAGTTGGATTCTTAGTGTTTGATAGTTTAGGTTAGGATTAAATATATTCCTATTATTATAGATGTATAATCTACTAAATCTATCTACTAGTGAGTTTGTTTGGTACCTACCGGTTCTTTGAATTTGGTTAACATCAGCTATTTTTAGCTCTTTGCCACCTATATTCCTTACAACTACATCTGTAGAAAATAATCTTCGAAGTCTACCAAATAATGAAGTATCTGCCATTAATGTTTAATTTATATATAAATAGTCTATTTTAATAACCAAGTGATATCCTCTTGTCCACCCGGTGTCTTTAAAAGATAAGGATTTTCTTGCTGATTTCCAACTCTTTTCATAACTGCTTGGTTTTTTGCATTTAAATTAGAAAACGAAGATAATTGAGCTCTAGCTAAATCCATACCTTGTTGTCTTAATTTTAAGGCAGTATCTCTTACATATAGTGCAGTAGCACAGGATATAAGTAAATCATCGTTATATCTATCTTGAGCTTGAGGTTTTCCGTTTTTCCATACAAATACTCTCATTTCTCCTAATAGTCTTTTAGATTGTATTGTTACAGATTTCTCTCTAATATACTCAATCATCTTAGCTATTACTAATGGACGGGTTCTCATAGACATAGTAAAACCGGGTACTAACTTATCTCTTTCATACTTATGCATATAAGATTCTACTGATTCCATATTAGATGTAGAGCTATAGTATAAATTTTTATACTCTCTTTCTAACACCTGTTCAATTGTAGCCCAGCCTATATTAGCATTTTCTACTACTAATAGTGCATCGTTATACTCAGATGCTATACCAACAAGTACGTTACCGAAATCTTTAGGAGATAGTTTGCCTTTATATTCAGCAACCTGTACACAAGTTTCTACATCAAAGATATGAAAAGCAGAATAGTCACTAGAATCACCTCTAGCTACGTCTGCTACAACCATATACGATTTAGTATAGTCTACTCCTTCCCATACCCATAGGTTACCATCTACTCCTCTCCTTTCTAAAGGTTCTTTCTCATATGTTTTTTCATAAAATAGCATATCATCTGGTTCAAATACTGTATCACCTGATGCTAGGAAGTCACAATCGCATTCTTGGCCAGCCATACGAGGTCCTAAATCAGCATCTTGTTGTTCTCTCCATTCTTGGTTTCTTTCAGGATGTACTGTCCAGGGTAATCTAATAGATAAAAAA